GTTCGCAGGCCCGCGCGGAAGGGGCGATGCGGATGCTGCGCACCGGGATCATTTCCGAGGTGAAGCGGATCCTGCGCAACCGCCGGGACCTGGAGCGCCAGACGGATTTTGCCGACCGCTGCGACGCTTTTGCGCCCCTCGTCAGCGATCTGCGCTCGAAGTCCTATTTCGTTGAAAGTGCTGAAGAATATGTCGCGGTTCCGGATCTCATCGCGGAGCCCGATCTTCTCGACGACGCGCGCCGGTTCATGCGGCGCAAGGGCCTGGAATGCCTGGCCGAGGCCAATCGCCTCGATGCGCTTTACACGGCTGTGACCGGCAATGGAGCCGACGCCGCGCTGATCGGTGAGGTGCTGGCATGAGCGGCAAGCTCCCCATCATGCCCGTTGACCAGCGGCTCTCGCAGCGCCGCAGCATCAAGGTCGCAATCTTCGGCAAGAGCGGCGCAGGCAAGACCTCGCTGCTCCCGACGCTGCCGCCGGACATGACGTTGTTCTTCGACCTCGAGGACGGTTCGCCGGAACCGGAGGTGCGCTCATGATGCGGGGCCTTCCCATCATTACAGCCGAGCAGCGCCTTGCCGAGCATCGCGGCGTCAAGGCCGCCATCTTCGGCAAGCCGGGTTCGGGCAAGACCTGGCTGCTCAGGACCCTGATGAGCAGCACCACGCTGTTCCTTGACCTCGAGGCGGGCGACCTCGCGATCGGCGACCTTGCCGTCGACACCATCCGCCCCCGCACATGGCAGGAGTGCAGGGATTTCGCCGCCTTCATCGGCGGGCCGAACCCGGCGCTCCGTCCCGAGCAGCCCTACAGCCAGGCGCATTACGACGCGGTCTGCCAGAAGTTCGGCGACCCCTCAGTGCTCGAGCGCTACGAGACGGTGTTCATCGACTCGATCACCGTTGCGGGGCGCCTCTGCTTCCAGTGGTGCGGCGGGCAGCCCGAGGCCGTCTCCGACAAGACCGGCAAGCCCGATCTCAGGGGCACCTACGGCCTGCACGGCCGCGAGATGATCGCCTGGCTCGTGCACCTCCAGCACACCCGCGCCAAGAACATCGTCTTCGTCGGCGTGCTCGACGAGAAGTTCGATGACTTCAACCGCAAGATCTACGTACCCCAGATCGAGGGCACGAAGACCGGGCTCGAACTGCCCGGGATCGTCGACGAGGTCCTCACCCTCACCGAGATCAAGGACGAGGAAGGCAAGTCCTACCGCGCCTTCGTCTGCCACACGTTCAATCCCCATGGCTACCCCGCCAAGGACAGATCGGGCCGCCTCGACATGATCGAGGAGCCCCATCTCGGCCGCCTGTTCGCAAAGATCGGTGGCCCCGCGAAACCGGCAACCGGGAGGATGGAGTTTGGCCGCCCCGCCTCTCCGGTCGCCGCCCCCCTCAACCATCATGAGACGACAGAGGAGTAAGCCACCATGACCAATGCGTGGAACGATTTCAACGACGCCCGGCAGAATGCCAACCTGATCCCAAAGGGCACGATCGCCAAGGTGCGTCTCACCATCCGCCCCGGCGGCTTCAGCGACCCGGCGCAGGGCTGGACCGGCGGCTACGCCAAGCGCGGCAGCACGGGCGCAGTCTATATCGATGCCGAATACACGGTGCTCGAGGGCCAGTATGCCAAGCGCAAGATCTGGTCAATGATCGGGCTCTATAGCCCGAAGGGTCCCGATTGGGCCAACATGGGCCGCAGCTTCGTGCGCGGCATCCTGAACTCGGCGCGCGGGCTGTCCGACAAGGACAATTCCCCGCAGGCGCAGAACGCCCGGCGCATCTCCGGTCTCGCGGATCTTGATGGCATCGAGTTCGTGGCGCGCATTGATGTCGGGACCGACAGCAATGGCGAGGAGAAGAACGAGATCCGTCAGGCGGTCACGCGCGACCACAAGGAGTATGCCGCCGTGATGGGCGGCATGATGGCACCTGTGGGCTATTCGCCTGCCCAGCCCGCCTATGCCGCGCCGCAGCCCCAGCCTCAGGAAGGCTACGCCGCGCCCGCGCAGCAGGGGTTTGCGCCCGCCGCGCCGCAGGCCCCGCAGCCTGCCTATCACCAGCCCCAGCCTGCGCCGGCTCCGGTGCAGTCCGGCGGCGTGCGTCCCACTTGGGCGAAGTGAGGCAACGCCCATGATGCTTCGCCCCCGCCAGAAACTCTTTGTCGAGCGCAGCCTGTCTGCGCTCGGCACCCGCAACAATACGCTGGGCATCGCTCCAACCGCAGCCGGCAAGACCGTCATGCTGTCGGCGGTGGCCGGCGAGCTGCTGAAGAACCCGGACGCCAAGGCCTGCGTGATCGCTCATCGCGACGAGCTGACCGCGCAGAACCGCGCCAAGTTCTCACGCGTCAACCCCGGCATATCCACCTCGGTGGTGGATGCCAACGAGAAGTCGTGGGACGGACAGGCGACCTTCGCCATGGTGCCAACGCTCTCCCGGGCGTCCAACCTCGACAGCATGCCCGCGCTGGACCTCCTCATCATTGATGAGGCGCACCATGCGATCGCTGGGACCTATCGCAGTGTTATTGACCGGACGCAGCAGCTGAATCCGGCGGCGAAGATCTTCGGGGTCACAGCCACGCCCAACCGTGGTGACAAAAAGGGGCTCCGCGACGTCTTCGACAATGTTGCGGACCAGATCCGTATCGCAGAGTTGATCGCCTCCGGGCACCTGGTGAAGCCGCGCACCTTCGTCATCGATGTCGGTGTGCAGGATGCGCTCCGCAAGGTACGCCGCATCGCTGCCGACTTCGACATGGGCCAGGTCGATGCGATCATGAACAAGTCGCCGGTGACGGATGCCGTCATCCAGAACTGGAAGGAGAAGGCGGGCGACCGCCAGACGGTCGTCTTCTGCTCCACCGTCGATCATGCGCAGAATGTTGCGGATGCCTTTAGGGCCGCGGCCGTGCAGGCGGCACTGATCCATGGCGAGATGAGCGACACAGACCGCAAGGCCACGCTCGCCGCCTACGATCGCGGCGAGATCCAGGTCATCACCAATGTCGCGGTGCTGACGGAAGGCTGGGACCACCCGCCCACCTCCTGCGTCGTGCTGCTCAGGCCCTCGTCCTACAAGTCCACCATGATCCAGATGGTGGGGCGGGGCCTGCGCACCGTGAACCCTGAGGAATATCCCGGCGTCGTCAAGACGGATTGCATCATCCTGGATTTCGGGACATCGAGCCTCATCCATGGCTCGCTCGAGCAGGATGTCGATCTCGATGGCCGACTGGTGACGGGTGACGCGCCCACCAAGACCTGTCCGTCCTGCGAGGCGGAAGTTCCCGCCGCCGTGATGGAATGTCCGCTGTGCGGCCATGTCTGGGAGAGCGGGCTTGGAGCCGGCGGACCTCAGCCGCTCGACCAGTTCGTGATGACGGAGATCGATCTCCTCGCACGCTCCAGCTTCGAGTGGGTCGACGTCCAGGGTGACGGTACCGCCATGATGGCCAGCGGCTTCACCGCATGGGCCGGGGTCTTCAGCGTGGACGGCCGCTTCTATGCCGTTGGCGGCGCCAGGAACAAGTCTTCGGTCCTGCTGGGTGTCGGTGAAAGCATCGTCTGCCTTGCCGCCGCCGATGACTGGCTTAACACCAACGAGACGGACGAGTCGGCCCATAAAACCAAGGCCTGGCTGCGCCAGCCCGCCACCGCGAAGCAACTGGCCTATCTGCCTCCGGCCTGCCGGATGGACTACAGCCTGACCCGCTACCAGGCCTCCGCCATGCTGAGCCTGAAGTTCAACCTGCAGGCCATTCACACCCGCATCGCGGAAGCGAAGGGCGCCAGCCTCGCGGTGGCGGCGTGATGGGAGAGCTTCATGTCAATGTCAGTTCCCACCACAGCCCGCGAGCGCTTCGTGCGCTGGCAGCCTCGTTTCGTGCTGTGCGCCGTCTGCCGCAGTCCCGCGCATGGCTTCGGCTGGCAGGAGCCGCAGCGGGTACGCAAGCCACGCCCGCCCGCGTGGTTCTGCTCGATGGCCTGCCAGACTCTGTTCTGGGAACGCGCCCGGAGGTCCTCCGCCATGGTTGATCTCACCGAGGAGGAAAAATCCGCCCTGCGTCACGCCATGAAAATGGCAGCTGAGATCATGGAGGAGATCGGCTGGAACACCCGGCTCTCCGACCTCTCCGAACAGCAGGTTCTCACACTCATGGAGGCCGCCGTCGGCGGCTTTCAGGACGCGATGCGCGACATCGCTGCCGCCAACAGGCAATCACCGGAGGTACCGTTCTGATGCTGGACTATAATCGCACACGCAGCTTTGCGGACATGCTCAACGATGTGGTTGATGCCGCGCTGATGGACGAGAATGCCGCTCATTCCCGTCGCGAATATTTGGGCGGTTCCCGGGTGGGCCACGCCTGCGAGCGCGCCCTGCAGTTCGAGTTCGCTGGTGCGCCGAAGGATGAAGGCGCCGATTTCCCCGGCCGCACGCTGCGCATCTTCGCCATCGGCCATGCGCTCGAGGACCTTGCAATCAAGTGGCTCCGTGCGGCGGGGGTGGATCTCTACACCCGCAAGGGCAACGATCCCGACGGCCAGCAGTTTGGCTTCTCGGTGGCGGGCGGGCGCATCCGCGGCCATGCCGACGGCATCATTGCCGGTGCACCGGAGGCGCTGAAGCTCGGCGTTCCCGCCCTGTGGGAATGCAAGACCATGAACGCGAAGAACTGGCGTGAGACGGTAAAGTCCGGTGTTGCCGCGGCGAAGCCCATCTACGCGGCACAGATCGCGCTGTATCAGGCCTACATGGATGCCAGCATTCCGGGACTCGCCTCCAACCCTGCAC